TATTCGCCCACAGCATATCCGGCTGGTTGGCAGGAACAGGCATAAAAAATCGCCATTCGGCGGAAATTGACGATGGAGGCGTGCGGTGGACTACGGGCATAAAATGACGGACAAAGAGCTTCAGAAGCTCGAAAAAAAAATTTCATCTGCTTACCGTGCCGCACAGCGCGAACTTGATAAAACCATCAAGGAATATTTTGAACAATTCCGTCTGCGGGACGAAGCAGAGAAAAAACGTGTTGAGGCTGGAGAGGTTACGCAGCAGGAATACACACAATGGAGGCTGGCACAAATAGGGCGCGGAAAACGATTTTCGGCGCTTCGCGATAAATGTGCAGAGAGAATTACGAAAGCACATGAGATCGCCGTTGCGTATGTCAACGATGCGACACCGGGCATCTATTCGCTGAACCGGAATTATTCGGCGTATCAGATCGAGCAGACAGGCGCGAACGTGAATTTTACCTTGTGGAATGAAGCCACGGTGCGGCGGCTCCTTATCGAGAATCCAGAACTTATGCCATACTACCCACCCAAACGGGCCGTAAAGCGCGGCATTGATCTTGCGTATGGGCGCAGGCAGATCACGGCCAGCGTGACAAGTTCCATCCTGCAAGGGAAGAGCATCGGCGGGATCGCGGACGATCTCCAATCCAGAATCTATACAATGGATAGAGAATCTGCGATCAGAACGGCAAGGACAGCTGTAACTGGTGCGCAGAATGCTGGGCGTCAGGATGCGTGCGAGGCCGCACACAAAATGGGGATCGAAATAAAGAAGCAGTGGGTCGCCACGCTTGACGGAAGAACGCGCCGTTCGCATGCGCATCTCGACGGAGAGACGGTTGACTATGATGATGTTTTTTCAAATGGTTGTCGCTTCCCCGGTGACCCGCGCGGAAAGCCTGCAGAGGTTTATAATTGCCGTTGCCGTATGATCCAGCTTGTGAACGGCGTAGAGTTCCGCGCAAAACGTCGCATCCGGGACGAAAATGGTCAAAATGTCGTCGTGGATAATATCACATACAAGGAATGGGAGCGGATGAAGAAAAATGGAAGCGGACAGTCTGCAAATCGAAATCGATGATCATAGCGAAGAAGTTCGACAGGAAATTTCAGAAGCTCTGCTCCGCGCACTTGAAACGTGCGGGATTCAGTGCGAATCATATGCCGCGATGCTCTGCCCGGTTGATACTGGTGCGCTACGCAACAGCATAACGCATCAGGTGTACCCATCTGAAAAGGCTGTTCACGTCGGAACACCGCTTGAATATGGCGCCTACGTCGAACTTGGAACGGGCATCTATTATGATGGAGGAAGGCAAACACCGTGGGTGTATCAGGATGCAAAAGGAAATTGGCATTATACCCGCGGCAATAAAGCACAACCGTTTCTGAAGCCTGCACTGAATGACCACGCGGATGAGTATAGGGAAATCATTAAAAATGCGCTTGAAAATGCGTAATAGCAGAAAAAGTTTCCGCACACCCACTATTGTGGGCGTTGCGGACTTTTTTTGCCTTAAAATTATAGGAGCAACTGGTAAACGCCGCGAAGCACTGCGGTTTTATACAACAGTCGTGCCGAGGAACCGGCACCGAAGAAAAGGAGACTGAACAATGGCACTTACCCGACGACTTCTTAAAGGCATGGGGCTGACGGAGGAACAGATGGACACCATCATTGAGGCACACTCCGACACAGTCGATGGCCTGAAAGGCGAGCTGTCGAAGTACAAGGCGGACGCCGAAAAGCTCCCCGGCGTGCAGAAGGAGCTGGAAGACCTGAAAGCCAAAGGTGATGACGGCTGGAAGGACAAGCACGACAAAGTCAAAAGGGAATTTGACGAGTACAAGGAAGAGCAGACGAAAAAGGAAACTAGAAGCGCGAAGGAATCCGCGTATCGTGAACTTTTGAAGGCTGCCGGTATCAGCGACAAACGTCTCGACGCGGTTATGCGCGTTACTGACCTGGACACGGTCGAACTGGAAGACGGAAAAATTAAAGGCGCTGATACGCTGAAATCGTCCATCGAGAAAGAATGGGCCGATTTTATTGTAAAAACTGATCAAAAAGGCGCGGACACAAAGAACCCGCCCAATAACGTTGGAGGCGAGACGATGACCAGAGCGGAAATCGCGGCGCTGCCGGACAGAGAGGCCCGCAGAGAGGCACGTCTCAAGCTCCTGCAAAACGAACAGTAAAGGAGACTGTATATGGCTGAAACTAACCTTATCAAGAAAAATGATCTTGCGCGTGAGCGCGAAATGGAGTTTGTCGATCAGTTCGGCTATTCCATCAAGAAGCTCGTCGAGGCGCTCGGCGTGACCAGAAAGATTCCGAAGCAGGCTGGTACCGTGCTCAAAGCCTACAAGGCCAGCGGTACTTTGCAGAGCGGCGATGTCGGTGAGGGCGAGACCATCCCACTGTCTCATTACAAAGTCGAGCCTGTGAACTATGCTGAGATCACCCTCAAAAAGTGGCGCAAGGCCACGTCCGCCGAGGCAATCACCGATCGCGGTTACGATCAGGCGGTCGAAATGACTACTACCGAAATGCTCCGCGATGTGCAGCGCAGCATCCGTAAGAGCTTTTTCGATTTCCTCGCGACCGGCTCCGGCGCTGTGTCCGGTAAGGACTTCCAGAGCGTGCTTGCGCAGGCGTGGGGCAACCTTCAGGTGCTCTTTGAGGACGACGAGATCGGCGCGGTCTACTTCCTCAATCCGCTGGATGTCGCAGACTATCTGGCGAGCGCGAACATCACGCTTCAGACCGCGTTCGGCATGACCTACGTCGAGAACTTCCTCGGCCTCGGCACGGTGATTCTCAATTCCAGCGTCCCGAAGGGCAAGATTTACGCCACCGCCAAGGACAACATCGTCCTCTACTACATCCCGGTCAATGGCGCCGACCTCAACGAAGCGTTTGCGTTTACTTCCGACGCTACCGGATATATCGGTATCCATGAACAGCCGGACTATACCAACATGACCGCCTCTGACACGGTAGTCAATGGTATGGTGCTGTTTGCAGAGCGCCTTGATGGTGTTGTTGTCGGCTCGATCGACAACGGTACACTTGGCGCGCTGACCGTGGCGTCCGCAGCTGGCACCGCTACCGGCGACACAAAGCTGACGGTCTCCCCGGCGAAGGCCGCCAAGGGCAACAAGTACAAGTATAAGTCGGCGGAAACCACGGCTCCCATCGTTGTATACGGAGAGAACGTGCAGAGCTGGAATGACTGGGATGGCAAGTCTGATCTCACCATCACGAGCGGCCACAAGGTCACTGTTGTTGAGTGCGATGGCAACTTCCACGCGCTTAAATCCGGCAACGCAACCGTTACCGTAAAGTAATTTAGGAGGGGCGCAATGCTGACAGAATTATGCGGACATTTGAGGAATTGGTTTGACCGTGAACGGTATGCCGGAACCTTCACCGTAGAAAATGGCAGTATTGCGCTTCCTTTTCTTCGGGAAGGACAGTATTTTAGGATTCTTGGCTCGACGTTCAACGACGGTGTGCATCAATACCCAGCCTATGGGTTAACGGACGAGGCGTTTGACGGCGCTGTGTGGGCACTTGCAATACCGCCGTCCGTCTTGTCCCTTGACGCAGAAATCGAGGCATGGCAGGGCAAGAACGGCGACACAGCAGCGTCACCGTATAGCTCGGAATCGTTCGGCGGGTATTCTTACTCACGGGCGACGGATGAGAAAACTGGCGGTGCAGTGACGTGGCAGAGCGCGTTCCGCAGCAGATTGAATCAGTGGAGGAAATTATGAGCCTTTTGAATGACTTCGCCCGCCCTTGCGTGCTCATGGAGAAACACAGGGAGCCGGACGGTGCTGGTGGATATGTTACCACATGGACGGAGGGCGCGGCGTTTTCGAACTATCAAGCGCTGGACACGTCGATGGAATCTCGCCGTGCGGAGAAAGAGGGCGTTACAAGCGTCTACTCGGCGCTCGTTGACAAGGCTGTGCCGATTGAGTACGGCGACTATTTCCGGGACACAGAAACCGGTACGACGTACAGAGTAACGTCAAACCCGGAAGAAAAGCAAGCGCCACGTTCCGCAAGTTTCACTCTAAAATATTTTACGGCGGAAAGGAAAGAGTTACCGGCATGACGAAAGATAAAGCATTACACGCATGGTTCGGCCAGTTTCTCCCCGCCTATCCGGCGTCCTCCGTGCCGGGGGACGCCGTTTTTCCGTGGTTGACCTATGACCTTATTCTCGGAGCGTGGGACAGCGGAGAAGCATCAATCACGGTAAACCTCTGGTATTACACCGAGAGCGAAGCTACCCCAAATGCAAAGGCACAGGAGATTGCGGACGCTATTGGAATGGGAGGCGTTTTTGTTTCTTGCGACGAGGGCGCGATTTGGCTGAAACGCGGCACTCCGTGGTGCCAGGCGATTAAAGACGATTCTGAACCAAACATCAAACGGCGGTATCTCAATATCACCGCCGAATTTATCACACCCAACTGAAAGGACTGATTTTATATGGCAAAGTTTACGAAGATCCCCGCCGATACGTTCAAACAGCTTCAGATCAATGCGGGCATCATTCTGAAAGATTTCACCCCGGCTTCTGGCACGTTCAAAGCCGCTGACCAGCTCGGCGCGACAACCGGAGGTGTCACGTTCACCGCTATGCCGACGTTTTCCGATTATGGTGATGACGTTGACAACTGCCCCAAGAATATGAAGGAACTGAAGCGTCAGGAATCCATTGAGGCGAAGGCCAGCGGCACGTTTGTCACCATGTCCGCCGCCGTTGCGAAGTCTCTGATTGCTACGGCGGACATTGACGCACAGGATTCTACGAAGATCGTTCCGCGTCTTGATTTGGCCGATTCTGATTTCGATGATCTTTGGATCGTCGGTGACTATTCTGAAAAAAACGGCGAGCAGAAGGGCGGCTTCATCGCAATCCACATGATGAACGCACTCTCTACCGGCGGATTCCAGATGAAAACCAGCGACAAGAAAAAGGGCCAGTTTGCGTTTGAGTACACGGCACACTTCGCAATGGCGGAGCAGACCAGAGTTCCGTATGAAATCTACATCAAAGCTGGCGAGGCGGACGCATAAGGAGGAAACATGAAACTTTCTGAACTGAGTACGGATCGCGCGGCGGATGTGCTGTGCGAGATTTCCGTTTTCCTGCTCAATATCACGAGCGACGAGGATGTCATCACATCCCTGAAACTCAACACAAAGGAAGCGAAAACCGTTGCAGAGAAATATGCAATGGCGGCAAATCGCGTCAGCCAGTGGGTGCCGATGCTTCTGAAAAACCATAGAGAAGATGTGTTTGGCATCCTTGCAGTTTTGAACGAAAAAAATGTCGATGACATCCGGGAGCAGAAGATCGTGGAGACGCTGCGGCAAATCCGGGAGATCGCGCAGGACAAGGAGCTCATTGATTTTTTCTCATCGTGCGTATCGGAGGGGAAAGAGTAACACTCTCCCTTCTGGATGCGCCGAAAATTTCAGCGCCCGCACTCATTCGGCTCCTGCCCGTTTTGATTCGGCAGCGGAGGGAAAAGTGGTTGTTTGATGATTATATGTCGCGCTGTGCCAGAGTTTTAACAGAGAACACTGCAAAACTTGTGGGCGGACGGTATATGCAGTCGGATCTTGATGAAATATTGCGCCCGAAGAAAGAAGACACGCGCTCTTGCGAGGAAATTACAACTGATATTGTGCGGCGCTGTGGATTGGTGGTGGCAGAATGAATTTACTGGATATTGTGGTGAAGATCACAGCCGATTCATCCGGCGTGGATGATGGAATGGATTCCGCGAAGAAGAAAGTGTCGTCGTGGAAGGATAATGTCGGGAAAGCAGCGAAAACTGCGGCGAAGGGATTTGCTGTTGCAGCAGCAGCCACGACAGCGGTCATCGCTGGAATTAGTAAGGTTATCGATGCTACGGAGGAATATCGTGTTGCACAGGGCAAACTGAACGCCGCCTTTGAAACTGCCGGATATAGTGCTGAGACGGCACAGGCGGCTTACACTGGCCTTTACAAAATCCTAGGTGACACGGATACCGCCACAGAAACAGCGCAGCTCATGGCGAAACTGGCACGCAACCAAGAAGATTTCGCAACGTGGACGAATATCGCCGCTGGCGTAAACGGCACGTTCGGTGATTCGCTGCCCATCAACGGACTTATTGAGGCCGCAAACGAGACGGCAAAGGTTGGACAGGTTACGGGCGTTCTGGCGGATGCGCTGAACTGGGCCGGAATTTCCGAGGATGACTTCAATGAATCACTTGCGAATTGCTCCGGCGAGGCGGAGCGGAACAGCTTGATCATGAATACCCTGTCCGGTACATATTCCGATGCGGCGGATTCTTTCTACAAAAATAACGAGCAGGTAATCAAATCACGCGAAAATCAGGTGAAGCTGCAGGAATCGACCGCGAAACTCGGCGAGAAGTTCCAAGAACTGAAAAACAATTTCCTCGATAAACTGACCCCAACATTCATCACGGTTATGGATGCAGGCATGCAGTTTATCGATAAAGTCTCAAAGGCCCTTGACGATTCTGGCCTCATTGAGGCAATAGGATCGATCCTTGAAATTGCGGTTGGGTTGCTCGATCCGCTCGCAGATCTGATCGTGACTTTCCTCCCGGCATTGAAGGTTGCTCTTGATCCTGTCGCAAAAGTGCTCGCGTTAATTGCTGATGCTGCGAACGTCGTAGCCGGTATTTTTACATGGGATTTTAACCGGATCGGCACGGCACTCGGTATGAATGTTTCGAAGGGCCAGTTATCTACCTATCAGAAGGTTGTCTATGGAGACACGCTCAAGAGCACGTCTTATAGTGAATCCGCAGGCGGATGGACTGGAACGGGTGGTTATATTGAGGCTGGAACTGGGAAGTATGTGCCTTACTCGGCGAGCAATTCCACGACGAATAATTACAACATCAACATTGATTCGTCGAACGTGCAGCAATTTAACGATGTTGTAAACATCGCGCAAAATCAGCGCAGAACCAGCAGAATGGGAGGCGGCTAATATGGGTTATAAACAGGATCTCCGCAGAGTGGTACGGATGGGAGGGGCTTAAATGCCAGAAATTACGCTTACAGGTGCACAGTGTGCAGGTATTAGCGCATCATTCCCGTCAACAAATTTCAGCACTGAATCTGTGTATGTTGCTGGTGACGCAAACGGACTAAGTGATATTTTATTTTCATTTGCCGCACCTCCGGAAGCTGCAAGATTTAAGGCCATCGAAAATGTAACCGTATATGTAAATTACCAAGTTTCTTTTTCTACTCTTGCGCAAAGCATTACATGGTATTATCTTCGAGGCCCATTCAACGAAAAAACAGTAACATACAACAATAAACCGAGCTATGGCGGTACGAAGCTGAGCGTCTATGTAAGTTCTGCCGGGTATAAGACGGTTGTCTCCTCTGCAACAAGCCTTGCATCCTCCGTGCTGAAGTACGGGATCATGATTGCAACGAACTATTACTGGGCATTTCAGTCAACCAGAAGCAGTAATCCACCATACGCGACGTTCCGTTATACCGACGAAACCGTAGGGCTTGCAATAAGCAACACATCCCCGTCACGCGGATCTATTGTTGCTGCAAATTCCAACACCTTCTCTTGGCGTGAATCTGTAAATGGGTACTGCTATGCAGACGTTTCGCGCACGTCTGCAAAATTCCGCTGGCGCAAATCTGCATCCGACACAGTCAAGGAGATCGACGTGCCTGGCACGGCCACCTCCATCACCATCCCGGCGAATACTTTTTCCGGCGACAGCATCCAGTGGCAGATCAGCGTGACCGCGAACAGCGGCGTCACCACGACCTCCGATTGGATGACACTCTCGCTGACCGACGTGGAATCCACAGCCGTTGCGGTTGCGCCTGACCGGGCCGTGCTCGACGGAGCATCTGATAACGTGTTCAAGTGGGAACACATTATTTCGACCGGCACGGCCCAAACGAAGGCCGAATTGCAGCAGAGCACGGACGGCAGCACATGGACGGCGCTGGCAACCGTCACCGGTGTAGCCAACACATGGACGGCTCCTGCCGGAACGTTTACCTCCGGCACAAAATACTGGCGCGTGCGGACGTACAATTCCAAGGGTGCTGCGGGCGCATGGAGCGCTGCCACACAGTTTATTGTGCTGGCCGCACCTGCAACACCGCCAGTGTCTATCGTGTCCACAGAGCCGCGCCCAGAGATCCGCTGGCAGTCGGATGAACAGCAAGCCTACCAAGTCGAGATTGACGGCGTCTATGCCTCCGGCACGCGCTTCGGAACCGGGAAGACGTGGAAAGCCCCATTTTATCTGACCGATGGCAGCTACACGGTGCGCGTCCGTGTGCAAAACGAATACGGCTTCTGGTCGCCGTGGGGCACGGCGGCTCTCCCGGTCACAAACGTACCGGGCGGCGCGATCACGATGACGGCAAGTACCGAAAACGCAGTAACGCTTGCATGGGTGGATTCCGACAACTACGATTTTTACATTGTATACCGGGACGGGACACCGATTGCAAAGGCGGAAGAGCACGGATATGTGGATAACATGGCGATTGGCGCCTGCACATATCAGGTGCGCGGCTGCTATTCCGACAACGATTATTACGGCATTTCTGCCGAAGTCTCTGTCTCGGTCACGCCGGAATACAACGTCTTGTATGATATGGACGCTGGAGAATGGCTGACCATGAAGCACAGCGGACTGACCAATCAGCCGGTTACTAGAAGTATTAGCCGCTCGATTGCAGAGGTAAGACTTTCCGGGTACGCATATCCCGTTGCGGAGCGCAGTAAAGCGAAAACTGCGACCTATGACGGGAATGTCGTATTCTTAAACAAAGACAGCGCCGAGAAGTTCGAGGGCATGATCGGACATCTGGTTTGTTTGAAACTGCATCCGTCGGGAGGCTGCATCGGGTATCTGAATGAGGTTTCGGGAGAGGTCAACCAATACAAGAGTGTGTATTCGTTCATGGTGACACAAATCGAGTACGAGGAGGAGATTGACATTGATTCGTGACATTTCCTTCTCTGTAAATGTTTTGCGGAATGGGGCGCATTATGCGTCCCTCCGCTGGAAACGCGATTCTGCTCCAAATGTATATACGGATAAAAACGCAAAAATCAAATCGAGTTTTGCGGGGACATTTCTTTACGATCCAAATATCAACTATCTATCTGATGAGCTGCAACCCACAATTTCCATCAATGGCGTGGAAAACTCATTGGGAATTTTCCGTATCACGACGTACAAGGAAACGACCGAAGAAGACGGGCGCTGGGTGGCGATTGAAGCATACGATCGGAGCTGGAAACTGTCCACGATCAAAACGGAAAGCATCAAGCATTTTTCCGCTGGCTCGTCGTACATAACTATCGTCCGGCAAATGCTGACGGAGGCCGGGATTTCTCTTGTGATTGCGACACCATCTGAAGCGACGCTACAAACCGACCGGGAAGACTGGCAAATTGGAACTGACTATCTTACAATCTGCAACGCGCTGCTTGATGAGATCAATTATGATCCCATTTGGTTTGATGCAAACGGTGTGGCGCGTCTGACGCCGCATGAGACGCCGAGCGCATCGAATATTGATCACCAGTACAGCACGACAGATATTCGTTTTCGCGCCCCTGTCGGTCTGTCAGCGAGCCAAGAGAACGACTTTTTTGATGCACCGAATGTGTTTGTTGCAATTTGCTCAAACCCGGATTTAGACGCGCCTATGGTCGCCAGAGCAGAGAATGATAATCCATCGAGTTCTATTTCCACGTTCAAGCGTGGCCAGAAGATCACAAAGGTTGTAAAGGTTGATAATATCGCCAGTCAATCTGCGTTGCAGGCGTATGTCGAAAACATCCGCAATCAATCCATGCTCGGCACGAAGACGATCACGTTTCAGTCGTTGGCGGAGCCAGGGCACGGCATCGGGGATGTTATTGCAATCGATCATCCGACCATCGGCGGAATCTACGAAGAAACCGGATGGTACATCGAGCTGAAAGAAGGCAGCATGATGAAGCATACGGCAAAGAGGGCGGTGATTGCATGATTGGCGTGACGAGTTTTTTTGATACAGACGAAACGGCGCAGAAGCCACAACCTGAATTTATGCTGGCGACCGTTGGCGCAAAGTATACCGATGGACTGTCACTGATCTTTGACGGGCAGACGGAGGCAACCGCAAAGCACTATAAATGTAACACGTCCGTTACATTCAGTGCGGGAGATCGAGTTAAAATCTGCCGTGTATCCGGAACTTACATTGTCGAGTACGTTGTGGGAAAACCGAAATAAGGAGAAAGAATATGGATTCTGGAATTATCACGATCATTGTAGCAATCCTCGGCTCGTCGGCGCTGACGACCATTGTGCAGGCAATCGTCAGCGCGATCCAGAAAAAGAAAGGCAAGGGCGACGCGCAGAGCGCCCACCTCAAGGAGATCGATGAGAAGATCGACAAGCTCACGAGATTGCAGGATGAGCAGTATTTAAGCATTTTGCGCCTCACGATCATGTCGGACGAGATGCCCATGTCGGAGCGGCTGATCGCTGGGAAGAAGTATGTCAATCGCGGCGGCAATGGGGACGTGAAGAAAGCACTCCATAAGCTCGAAGAGCAGTGCGAGGCCGGGCGGCATGAAAGTTAATTACACAAAGACGGCGCTGGCGCTCATCATTGTGGTGGCGGTCGTGCTGATCGTGCTGTGCGCCTGCGGCCTTCCGGTGGTGGAAGTCACCATTGCGTGGATCGGCTTGCTGGCGACGGCGCTCGGCATCTACCAGTGGAAAACGAAAAACGAAAACCGCGCGAAGTACGCGCAGAAATTCATGGACGAATGGGCCGAGAAATACGGCCCCGACTCCGTGGCTCAGATCATGGAAATTGTGTTGAAGGACTGAAAGGAACAAAACGATATGAGAGAACTGAACGCCTGCCCGTTATGTGGGTATTTCCCAGTGCTGAAACAAGTCGGAGACGATAAAAATCTCTTGGTGTACCAATGCGCACATTGTGGCTACATTGCCGCGAAAAACCATGAGGCAAAATACACAAAATCCGGCGCCATGAAAGTTTGGAACAAAGGGACGGAAAAAGCATAATGAAGGGAGTACATAACATGGACAAAATTATGAAACGGCTTTCGAATCTGCTGAGCGTAAAGTCGCTGGTGACGCTGCTGCTGACGGTGGTGTTTACGGTGCTGGCGCTCCGGGGCGACATTACGGGCAAAGATTTCCTGACGATCTTCCTGATGGTCATCACGTTCTATTTCGGGACGCAGAGCCAGAAGGCACAGGACGCGATTGACGCGAAGGGTGATAGTGATGGTACCAATTAAAACGATGCTGGCCAATCGGGCCAACTACGGCACGAAACGCGGCGGGCCCATTGAGTGGCTCGTCATGCACTACACGGCCAACGACGGGGATTCCGACACCAGCAACGGCAAGTACTTCCAGAAGCCGCTCAATCCTGTGGCAAGCGCCCACTTTTTCGTAGATGATGATTCCATCACGATCTCCGTGCCGGAGGACTATGTAGCCTACCACTGCGGCGCGTATCACTACACACACCCATTCTGCCGGAACTACAATTCCATCGGGATCGAGATGTGCGACGCGAAGCGCGACGGGAAGGTCATGGCGACGGCGAAGACTATCGCCAATGCCGCAGACCTCACCGCAATGCTCTGCGAGAAGTATAACATCCCGGTCGATCATATCATCCGGCACTATGATGTGACGGGCAAGCTCTGCCCGAAGTACTGGGTGGACGATCCGGAGGGTATCAAGAAATTCCGTGAGATGGTAAAGGAGAGGATTGAAATGGTAAGCAAGTGCAAGATGATTGTTGACGGAAAACCCGTCGAGGTTGAACGTATCCTAAAAAACGGAACCAACTATGTGAAAATCCGCGACGTGGCCGGGGCGCTCGGTCTTTCCGTTTCCAATCAGGGGAACGTTCCGGTGTTGATGACCAAGAAGGGGTGATTTGATGTCGCCGCAGGCGCGGTATAATCTACCGCCTGAATTATCCGGCCTGATGCGTGGAGAAATGGAGACCGTTATTTCCCAAGCAAACCTCGGGCAGGAAAATGAGCGCATTGCACAGCTCTATTATATCGATAAGCGCCCTCAGATTGACGTTGCATCTGAGTTGTATCTTGGGCGAGCTACCGTGCAGCGGCGGCTCCCCGGAATTCTCGACCGAATGAGAAAGACATCTAGCCGACTATATAGTTAAACCCGAAACGGGCGAAAATGATGCACAATCGCGGCACATAAACCCGAAAAATAACCCATACTGGACACGTTGAGAGGTGTCCGGTATGGGTTTTTCTTTTTACAATCCAAATCCCGCGCGGCGTCAGGTTGGGGATTGCCCTGTTCGGGCGATTTGCAAGGCGACCGGTAAATCGTGGGATGAGGTATATGTCGCGCTTGCGCTTCATGGGTTTGAGGTTGGCGATATGCCCTCCGCAAACGCTGTCTGGGGAGCGTATCTGAACCAGCTTGGCTATGCCCGGCATGGCGTACCAAGCTCCAACCCGGACACATACACAGTTGCGGAGTTCGCGCGTGACCATCCGATCGGTACATACATTCTTGCGCTTGCAACCCATGTGGTCTGCGTCAGGGATGGAGATTGGTTTGACACATGGAACTCCGGAAGCCAAACACCGCTTTATTTTTGGGAAAGGAACGAATCTGAATGTATGGACAGTACCAACCGCCGATGAGCTACCAACCATTTTATCAGCCGCCGATGCAAGACCAGCTCATGCAGCTTCGCCAACAGTATCAACCGCAGCAGCCGCCCCAGCCTATGGCGCAAATGCCGCAGCCTGCCCAGAGCATGATTTGGGTGCAGGGTGACGCGGGTGCAAAGAGCTACCTCGTCGCGGCGGGGAACACGGTTCCACTGTGGGATAGCGAGAACCCGTGCATTTATATCAAGAGCGTGGACGCGTCCGGCGTTCCGTCCATGAGGGTTCTGGATTACACGGAGCGCACGGGCGCGAGGACACCAGCACAGCCGATCATACCGGCCAGCGGGGAATTTGTCACCCGAAGAGAGTTTGAAGCGATGGAAGCACGTGTGAACGCGCTGGCGGCTGCTGGCGCGGAGAACAAGAAGGAGGAACACCACAATGCCGAACCCACTGTTTAACGCGCTTGGCGGCGGCAGAGCGCCGCAAATGCCCGGCCAGATGGGGCAGTTTCAGAGAATGATGCAGCAATTCCAGCAATTCAAGGCGAACTTTAATGGCGACCCGAAAGCCGAGGTTGAAAAAATGATGCAATCCGGCAAGCTCACGCAGCAGCAGTTAAACCAGCTTCAGGCCGTTGCGCGGCAGTTTCAGGGTCTTTTGCAATAATCAATCCGTGGCCACGGTTGATAATATATTTTCTTCAAGGAGTACGACAAAATGAGCCTTACCGATGGTACGACTATGACTATGCCGGTAGCACCTACTGGCATGGGCGGCAACGGCTGGGGCGGCTTCGGCGGCGATGGCGGATGGTGGTTTATCATCCTGTTCCTCGCGATCTTCTGCGGCTGGGGCGGCAATGGCTGGGGCAACAACAATGGCGGCGGTGCGACGGATGGATACATCCTTGCATCCGATTTCGCCAACATTGAGCGCAAGCTTGACGGCGTCAACAACGGCCTGTGCGACGGCTTCTATGGGATGAACACCAGCGTCCTGAACGGATTTGCGGGAGTCACGCAGGCGGTCAACAGCGGATTCCAGACGGCGGAGCTATCCCGCGCGAACCAGCAAGCCGCGCTGATGCAGCAGCTTTTCCAGATGCAGATGCAGTCTCAGAACTGCTGCTGCGAGAACCGGGAAGCAATCGCACAGGTGCGGTACGACATGGCTTCGCAGGCGTGCGACACGCGCAACACCGTCCAGAACGCCACGCGGGACATCATCGACAACCAGAACAGCAACAGCCGAGCCATTCTTGACTTCCTGACGCAGAGCAAGATGCGCGATCTCGAAAACGAGAATCAGGGGTTGCGGCTGGCGGCGTCTCAGTCTGCGCAGAGTGAAGCACTCAAGGCATACATGAGCGGCCAGTTCGCCTATTACAACCCGCGTCCGGTTCCGTCGTTTTCGGTTCCCGCACCGTATCAGTTCGCCGGGTGTAATGGTTCGCAGTATGTCTGCGGTGCCTGCGCCTAACAAATCCACAAATTGAGCTTTTTCGTGACCTCACGAAAATGATCGGCTCCGTGTCGATACTCACAGCAGCGGCGGGGCAATCGCTTCGCCGCATTTTATATCTATCAAAGAGAGGGTTGATTTTATGGCCGAATTTACAGCATCTAATATTCAACTTGTCGCCGCAGGCCAGAATGTGCCGTTGACGGAAACGCCCGCTGCGAGCGGTGGGTGTATCGTGCATCGCGCCGGAGCGGGCATCGTAACGCTTCGCGGTCTCACGAATCAGTGCAAGGCGCGGTTCCGCGTGGCCTTTGGCGCGAACATTGCCATTCCGACCGGTGGCACGGTGGAAGCAATCTCTGCCGCGCTGACGATCAATGGTGAACCGATTACCAGCGCGACCGCCGTTGTCACGCCTGCTGCAGTCGGGAACTATTTCAACATTTTTGTTTCGGCATTTGTAGATGTGCCGCGCGGCTGCTGCCTTACGGTTTCCGCAAAAAATATCAGCACGCAGGCGATCAATTTTGCGAATAGCAATATGATCGTCGAACGCGTGGCGTGAAAGGAGCATGAACATGAGTAAGAGAGCTATGGAGGACTTGCGGGCGACGCTCTGCGGAGAGCTTGAGGAAATCGCAAGGAAGCCCGAGCTTGGCGCTGGCGATCTCGAGATCGTCCACAAGTTGACCGACACGATCAAAAACATCGACAAAATTGAAATGCTCGACGAATCCGGTTATAGCCGGGATGCCGATTGGGATGCAAACATCCGAGGGACGTATAATCGCGGAAGCTCCTACCGTGGACGCCGCCGGGATTCTCTGGGGCGTTATAGTCGTGCCGACGCCCGCGAGCGAATGCATGAGCAGCTCGAGGACATGATGCGCGACGCGGACAGCGACGCAACCCGCGACGCTATCCGTCACTGCATGGAGCAGATCGACCGGGCATAAGGGGGGGCGCTCCAATGCTGGATGCGCTTGAAATCCGCAAGGAAATCGCGCGGCTGGAATATGAGGAATCCAGTTATCCGAACTATGCCAAGCTCGCAAATCTTTACACCATTCAAGATCGCATGGGGCACAAGGCGGAGCCGCCGGTTGAACGCCGATACTCCGCTGCGCCGCCCGCATCCGAAACGATCAACGAGTATGGGGATAGCGATTTTTTGCGAAGTATTGCAGGAAAAGACCCGGCGCAAATCTGGCCGATTATTGATGAGCTTATGGAAACCCTGTCGCTTGTCAACCACCGTGCATACGATTCAGTGCTTCGGAAGGTGCGGAACGTCTGAAATGTGTTACTTACCAAGTAACTTATAGACTGCAATTTTTTAGTTTTTGGCTGTCCGTAGATGTATTTTTCATATTTCGACATTTAGCGCCATTCCGAACAAATAAATAGAGAAAGTACCCGAAAGCAGCGCAAAACGCGCTATTTTCGGGTACTTTGGCGCGGAAGGAGAGATTCGAACTCTCGCTCGCTTTTTAGACGACTACTCCCTTAGCAGGGTATTTGGAACCTTTGAAAATACTACACATTTTCGATTTTGTTACTTACGGAGTTACTTTCGGGTCTGGCGCTGATTGAACATCAGAAGATGGAATTTGGTTGACCGCATCGACCATGCCTCGCATATTTGGATGAACATACTTCTGCGTCGTGGTGATTTTGCTGTGCCGCATGACCTCCTTGATAGTGAATGGATCAATATTTTTCGAGGCCAGTGCGGTTGCGGTGGTGTGTCTGCACGAATACGGAGTGAGCCGCCGGACACCCGCAAGCTCGAGACATTCATAGTACCGCGCATAGAAAGTGTCCTTGTTGATGCAGCAAACCTTCCCAACGCGCGAGTTGCTTTCCTCGCATAGTTCCTTCAGGACGGGCGCGAGGAAGTCCGGGAATACCATAGGCGTATCTTTTCGCTTTTGCGTTTTAATACCGCCGCCGACGATCTCATTTTTCTCGAAGTCAATCATATCCTTTTTGAGACTTTGAAGCTCCCCTGGCATCATGCCTGTGTAGATCATCGTGAGGATGAACCCAATAAAATGATCCTGCGGATATGTTTTCCATAGCTTCAGAACTTCATCGTCCGTGAACGGCTCCGGTGTTTTCTCCTCGAGCTTTGGCAGCTTGATATATTTTGAGAGGTTCACAGTGGTTCGTTTTTCTGCGATTGCAAGGTTGTAGCAGTGTGACAGCACCGTTTTCATATCACGTCGTGTATAGTATGTGCTCGCGTTGCGGTCTACGACGTCCTGCAGCTGCCGAATAGTTAGCGCGTCGATCTCACAGTCGGCAATCTCTTTTAACCGTTCAAATGCTGCGTCTGCGGCGATCTGGCGGTTGGATGAGAGCGATTGATAATCCCCACGCAGATAGGTTTTGTAATATTCCCGCACCGTTGGAGAGCATTTTTCTTTCTCCGGTGGATTTGCGGCGTATTGTAGGGCGGCACGCTTGGATGCGAAGCCGCCCTTCGTTTTTACTTTCTGGTGCATCTTTTCGTTTTCATCAAGGTAACAGGCGACTGTCCAGCGGGCCGTCCATGTTTTTCCCCGCTGATAGGCGTACCCCTGCCCATTTCCACGCGTTCTCCCTTTGCGCTCCGGTACCTGCTTTTTTCCACACCACGAGCAGAAGACCGCGCCGCCCGGAATATCTTTTTTACACTTTACACATTGATCCAAGCAATCACCCCCGGAACCAGCCGACTGTCGGAACGAGCAAATCCACGGCCAACAAAGTAACCATGATTATGACCATAGACAGGCAGATCGCAAATAATCCTTTGATCCAGCGATCTTTTTGCGCCATTGACTTTTTGAGATCATCGATACGCGCCAAATAAACGTGCTCGATTGCAGTCATATCATTCGGAGAAACATCGTACTGCACAGTTTCTTCCTCAAGCCCTAACCCGTCGCAGATTGCGACTATCGTTGCCATTGATGCGTTTCGCCCTCTGGATGCCAGCACCCTCGAAACAGTGGACTCCGAAATATCTGCAAGCCGCGCAACATCTCGATTTGTTAGATTTCTGTCATCAATCGTGCGCATACATCTGTCAATTAGCTTCTCAAAATCCATGTTTCCACTTCACTTTCAATTATTTGCCCTAAAGTTTGCAGAGATATTTGTCGGATTTCGCAGCTTGCAGATATTTTGTTTGTGCTTTTCCGTCCGTCGTGGTACGGTCGAATCACGGCAACCGCCGAATTACGAAGGAGGATGTGCTATGCAGAGCATCAATGTCAGAATTGAGGAAGGAAAGGTGAACATCGTCGTTGATGGTGGCCTGTTCCGAAATGTCGAAGCCTTTTCCATCGAGTATGTGAAAGGCGGGAAACTGTGGTTTAGTTGTCTATCAGAAACCGGCGACGGCTGCAAAAAGCAGACGATGTTTAGCTGATTTCAGTATGACAGCCTTTCGATAGTAAAGCAACCGAAATGATTCGACCGTTTCTGCGTCTCTTATTCTCCGGAACCATCATTTTTGAGGGCACGGATTGCGTCGTAGACGCGCTTAGCTCCGGCAATGACAGCAGCGACGTAAGCGACATAGAGAATCCGAAGGTTTGTCGCGCCGACGATCCACTGCACAACGACACCGGCAATGACAATAAGTAAAGCAAGCGAGATCACACCGTTACGGATGATTTTGTGCTTTTCTTCTTCGCTGAGAGTGCTTTCACTTTTTTCCCGGATTTCCCACGAATGTCCGCAGTTTTGGCAAAGGCAGATTTTCTTTGCGCGCATGACTGCCCGCTCGCTGCCGGTACGCTTGCGCCAGAACAGGTTCGACAGGCCAAGTGTGCAGACCGCGACGATCCCACGTGCGAGGTTGTTCATGTGCCCGTCAAATCCGACACCATATTTTTCTGTTTCACTGCCGATCTGGTGCATGGTGATTGTTACATTTTCGCTGCCGCATTGAGGACAAATCATTTTGTTCCCTCCTAAAATAATATCTATATGTCCAATATATAATAGCTTCCGCAAAATATCAACAGTTAAAAGTGCAGCTATATTCCGAAAAATGTTTTAGAGTACAAATGCATCTTGAAATTATAGAACGAATATTTTATAATTACGCCACTGCCTCACACGAATCAGCCGACACGAACGAAGGACGAAGGAGCAACGGAATGAATGATAGAACATGGCTGGAACAGGAGATCGCGCGCCTGATGCGGTGCGCAACGGATGAGGAACTTGACCTCCTCTGGCGGTTTTTGAAAACGATGGTCAACAAATAGCATACATAGCAAATGGGCACAGGGGTTATTTCCCCTGTGCCCATTTTTCTGCGATTTCGGCAAGTATCTCCCATTCTTTAACGCCGAGCTGGCTAACGATTGATATAAAACGTTTCCTTGCCGCGTCATCCGGGTCGTTCATAACTTTCCCGAGGAACTCTGCGATTTCCTGATTTTGCGTCAACTCCTTCATCATTTCACCCTCTCCGGTGCGAAGCCATGTTTCGTTGACATTAAACTCTTTACAGATAAGCCGTAAAAATGGCTCATTCGGTTCTGTTTTTGCACCTTCAAGGTTTGTGATTACACCCCGCGTTGTTCCAAGCCGTTCTGCAAAATCAGTCTGAGATAATCCGGTTTTTTTTCGGATGGCTTTTATGCGTTCATTGATGGTCATTTAGGACACCTCCTAAAACTATTATACACAATATAAATGTATTGTCAATACAAAAATATTTATTCAAAAGCGCAAAAATGTATTGACAAAACAAAAATAAGGGTCTATAATGTAGTCACAATACATCAAGCGACATAAAAATGTCGTATGGAAGCGAGGTGAATCAAATGCCCGAGGAATCCAAGCAGGTTCTAAAAACCGTCGGCGTTGACGTTGACAAACTCGACGCCGAGGAGATTCAGAGATTGAGCGACATTGCATATGGGATGCTTCTTGTAAAAGAAGCGCAGCCGAAGAAGGAGGAATAAGCATGCAACGTATGACGCTGGAAGAACTAAAGCAATCGGACGCGCCGATCATTACGCCGGAGATGGCTTCGTGGTTTTTGGGGTGTAATCCCCACGAGCTGCGGCTTCGGGCGCGGCAGAACCCCGCCGGACTTGGATTCCCGGTGTGCTGCATCGGGAGCCGCGTAAAAATACCGAGAAAGCCGTTTCTGGCGTTTCTCGGGGAAAAGGAGGAAGGAAGATGATCTCAAAGAGAGAATGGTACGCCGCGTTGCGGCGGATGTTGAAGCGGGCGGCGCTGGTGTTTGGCGGTCTGTTTTTGATGGCGGCTTTTTTCTACTGGCGCGTGTTTGACCTCCGGCTTTAAGCGGCGCTGCTCGCGACGCTGTCCGCGGTGCTGACGGGGTACGGGATGGCATGATGGGCTGGATCTGTTATATCGTCTCCCGGCTCAAGGCGGCGTGGAAAGCGCTGGAGGAAGCCGCAGAGAGGCAGAGAAACTACTGGGGCGCGGAGGATGACAAATCTTTGTGAAGCTATGCGAGGGATGCCCACGCGAAGAGATCTGCCAGGAGCGCATTTGTAAGTCCAGCTGGCAGCGGGAATGGCTGTGCAGCTGGGACAACATCCGCCGTTCAGGGGCAAAGAAAAAGGCTGCCCGCGTGGACAGACGCGAGCAGCCAGAGGAAGACAAACCGATCAGCCATCGGGAATATGTCTTTAGTCACATTTTAACAGCTGGTTGGCGAAATGTCAACTGATTGGAGGAACTATGAAGATCACAAAGGAACTTTTGAAGGAGAAAGGCGCGTGTGCCGCTGGCTATCGTGATTTTTTGAAGGAATATCCGGTGGACAAGTATCCGGACGGCGTGGAGTATCAGGAACTTTTGGACTGCTGTGCGGAAAAGAATTTTAGCTACGGCTCGTGGCTGCTGGGCGCGTTCGGGAAAACGGATGAAGTCCGCAAAATCGACGGGGATTTGATCGTCGAGAAAGGCATCATCTTTGCCGGACGGCTGAAAGTCAAAGGCTGCATCAAGGCTGGCGGTAGCATCGATGCTGGCGGTGGCATCGATGCTGGCGAGGGCATCAAGGCTGGCGAGGGCATCAAGGCTGGCTGTGGCATCAAGGCTGGCGGTGGCATCGATGCTGGCTGGGGCATCGATGCTGGCGGTGGCATCGAGGCTGGCGAGGGCATCGATGCTGGCGGTGGCATCGAGGCTGGCGAGGGCATCGATGCTGGCGAGGGCATCAAGGCTGGCTGTGGCATCGAGGCTGGCTGTGGCATCGAGGCTGGCGATGAATTTGGCATTTATGCTGGCCTGAGCTGCCGTAGCACGAATAAAACTCAACGCAAGATCATCGCAAAGGAGCGCCCGGAGAACATCATGTGTGGAGAATTCGAGGAAAAGAAAGATGACGCAGTGCGATAAGATTCTGTTTCATCTTCAGACCATCGGCTCCATTACGCCCGTTGAAGCGCTTGACCAGTACGGATGCTTCCGGCTGGCGGCGCGGGTAGCGGATCTCAAGGCGGAGGGCTGGCCCATCACGAGCGAGATCGTGCAGAAGAAAAACCGGTTTGGCGAAGTCGTGAGATTTGCGAAGTACAGATTGGAGGACAGAAATGTTACCGGAAATTGACTATTCCAAAGACCCGCAGCAAGCGGAGCCGCGGGGTTGTGATCGGCTCGGGAATGAGGTCTATGCCGGCGAGAAGATCTGGGAAGGTACATGCGGGCGCTTCAAATGCCTGGAGCGTAAGGACAGATACGATCCATCCAACGAAGTTATGGCATTTCTGGTGGAAAACCTCGGGATGGACTTCATCATGGAGCAGCTTGGCTATGAAAAAAGGGTTATCGAATGAGTACGTCTACACTCCGGTTGAAGTGCGGTGCAGCATCTACTTTGAAAAGGATCATATCTGCTGCAAGTTCTGCCCGCTTTACGAGGAAACGCCGATTGAAAATCGGAAGCGGTGTAGATTGACCGGGGAATATCTATTGAACGAGTTTGGCAGAGGTTACTACTGCCGGCTGGAATTGGAGGATTTGAATGAAACAGTTTCGGACACTGAGGCCGGATGAGATCGAGTGCCGCGTTGCCCAGTGCAATGAGAAAGGCGCGTCCATCCTGCTTTATAAAACCGCCCGGACGGACGCTGACATTCTGGATGAGACGGTCGGCGCGCAGAACTGGGAGAACGACTTTAAGTTGGTGGATGGCGTTCTGTACGGCGGGATCGGCATTGACTACGTCGGCAACGGAAAGCTGATCTGGAAATGGGACGCTGGGACGGAGAGCAACACGGAGGCTGAGAAGGGGCGCGCGTCGGATGCGTTCAAGCGTGCCGGCTTCAAGCATGGCATTGGCCGGGAGCTTTATTCTGCACCGTTTATCTGGATCGACGCTGCGAAATGCGAACGGCTGAAACTGAACGACCGGACAAAGAAGTGGCAGTGCTACGACCAGTTCGACGTGACGGAGATCAGCTATGACGAGGCCGAGCGGATCAAGACCTTGACGCTGGCGCTCAAGGGCAAGACGGTCTACACCTTCGGACACGGCGCAGCTCCACAGGAGACGAAGCAGACTGCGAAACCCTTCAAGTGTTCCGTCTGCGGAAACGATGTTGTTCCAGTTTCCTTTGACGGCAAGAACTACTCCGCCAGAGCGATTGCGGAGCAAACCACAAAGAAGAAGGGACAGTGCATGTGCTGGGACTGCTACATGAAGGCGGTACAGGCATGACGGAACTGACGTTTTCTGCGGCGGACTGGACGATGGACGCCGCCGGGACGTGGCTGAGAATCAAGGCTGACGTGCCGTATAAAGCGCAGATGTTTTTGGAACACATGATTCCGGGCAAGAAGTATGTCGCAGAGATCAAGGAGTTTCGGAAGAAGCGCAGCTTGGATTCCAACAACTATTTCTGGCAACTCTGCGACCAGATCGCGGAAAAGCTCGGGCGCACAAAGGAAGACCTCTATGTCGAGTACATCAAGGAGGTCGGCGTGTTCAAGGACTTCCATCTCTCCCGCGACGAGGCCGCGACATTCCGGACGGCATGGTCAATGCTCGGGACTGGATGGCCGACCGAGGAAGTGGACTACCAGCAGGACGGAGACAACCTTGTGATCCGCGCCTATTACGGTTCGTCCCGATACAACGCAAAGCAGATGGGACGGATCATCGACCGGGCCGTCGAGGATGCGAAGGACTTGGGCATTGAAACACTGACGCCGGCCGAGCTGGCACGGATGAATCTGGAATGGGGTGAGAGAGCTGCACAGGCAGACGAGGGCCACTAGTATCCCGGCGGCGACCAAACAGGCCGTCAGGGAGCGCGACGGCGGGCGCTGCGTCCTCTGCGGGAGACCGGGCAATCCGTGGTGCCATTACATTTCTCGGGCGCAGGGCGGTCTTGGACGGCCTGAGAACATTGTAACGCTGTGTGACCAGTGCCACAGACGGTTTGACCAATCAGCCGACCGTGCGGCGCTCAAAGAAGTACTGGCGAATTATCTGAGAAGCAAATATCCCGGATGGGACGAAAAGAATCTGATATACAGAAAGGAATTTTGAAATGGCATTGAATCAAATTGCGATCTTCGGACGGATGACAAGAGATCCGGAGAAACGTGTCACGCAGAGCGGAACCACGGTGACGAGCTTCACGCTGGCCTGCGACAGGGACTACAAGCCGCAGGGCGGCGAGAAAGAAACGGACTTTATCGACTGCGTCATCTTCGGGAAGTTCGCGGACACCGTGGCTACATACTTCTTCAAGGGCAGCGCGGCCATTGTGACCGGACGGTTGCAGATCCGCAACTGGGAGGACAAGGAGGGCAACAAGCGCCGCTCGGCGGAGATCCTTGCCGATCACGTCTACTTTGGCGAGGCCAAGAGAGACAAGACGGCGCAGGGTGAACCGCAATACGACCCGCAAGGCGGTTTCAGTGAGATCGAGGACATCGATACCTCCTTGCCGTGGTGATGAGGTATGGCAAAGAACAAAGACCCTGCTGTCCTGTTCTACACGTCGGATTTCCTCTCCGGCTGTGCCCTGATGGATATGCGGGAGCGTGGGCAGTATATCACGCTCCTGTGTCTCCAAAGGGAACGGGGGCACATGACGATGCAGGAGATCACACGGGCGGTCAAGAAGCCGTCTGACGAGGTTCTGAGCAAGTTCCGGCAGGACGAGGAAGGAAAATACTACAACCACCGTATGGAGCAGGAGATCGAAAAACGGGATGCACATTGTCAGCGTCAGCGAGAGAACATTGCCAAACGGTGGAATAAAGAAAATGCTCACTCTGGTATACCGAATGGTAACACTGACGGTAATACCACGGTATTACCTTTAGGAAATGGAAATGGAAATAGAAAAGAAAGTGTTTCTATTTCTGAGAAGGAACGTAAGGACGATAAGTTTGACGTATTCTGGAAAGCATACCCTCGGAAAATTGGAAAAGGGGACGCGAGAAAGGCGTTTGCGAAGGTCAAGGCGCCTGTGGAAACGCTCCTGTCGGCCATAGAGCAGCAAACACGCAGCGAGCAATGGACGAGGGAGAATGGGCGCTTTATCCCGAATCCGGCCACCTGGCTAAATCAGGGGCGCTGGGAGGACGAGCTTGCATCGCCGGAGAGTAAATATCACGCAAAACCGGGCCATGGCGTGCAGCGGCACGGCGATAAGCTCACCGACTTTGAACGCGAGGCCATTGCACGGATGATGGAGGAGGACTAAGAAACATGAAAGCTAGAATTCTCGGAAATGATTTCAACCGCATCATGGATGCGACGAAGCAGTTTTGCGACACCAGCACGCGGCACAAAGAGCAAGAGTACATCCGTCTGGACTTCGATGCCGAGATCCAGCGCGTGACGGCTCACGCTTGCGACGGCTATCGCCTGAGTGTGGAACACTCCGTGATCGGTTCCTGTGATGAGAACTTCACGGTATACATTCGCGGTGGGTTCCGCTTGCCGAAGAAGCAGTACGCGACGATTGAGAAGGTCGAAAATGAAGTGCAGATCCGCTGCGCTGGGGCGCTTTTCGGTTTCGAACAGCCGGATGTCTCACAGAGATTTGAGTGGCAGAAAGTAATCCCGAAGGACGAACCGACATTCAGGATCGCGTTCAATGGAAATTATCTGCTGACAGCGCTTCAGGCGGCAAAGATAAGTGCTGGTAACACATTCCGAAATCCGATCATTTTGGAATTTTGGGGGCCTTTGAATCCGGTCGTGATTCACACAAACGAAGATGATGCAAAGTTAGTGCTTCCGATGCGGACGAAAGAGACGACGGAATGAAAATGACGAACTGCGGCTATTTAGCCGCGCGGAACGCTGCGCAGATGCAGCGGGAAAGGAACGGAAAATGCTTCTCGAAAAACTGGCGAGGGCAATCGCCTGTAAGCACTGCGAAAACCCCTCGAAGCTCTACGAGCTTCAAATTCACACCGACGAACAGGCCCGCGAAATCCTCCGGCTAAACCATGTGCTGGATGAGGTCAAGAAGGAGCGCGAGGCCGCCCGCGCTGCGGTGGTTTCGTGGCAGGAGAAATGCAACGGGTGCGAGGTTGAGCTGACAGCGGTCGAAAAGATGCTCGACTGCATCACGGAAACGAACTGTGGCAACTGCGGAAAGAAGTGCCGCGTGAAGCCGAAAAAGGGTGAGGGGTGGCGCTACAACTGCCACCTGTGGGCACCGAAGGAGCCGGAACATGACGATTGAGTTCACTGTGCCATATCCTGCCCGCAAGAGCGCGTGGACGAAGCGTTACGGGCTGAACGCCTACTGGGCAGGCAAGAACCACCACGTCCGGGCAGCGGACGCCAGAGACCTTGAGGCGCTTGTGCGGCTGTGCCTGAGACAACAGGGCGTTCCGGTTAGGCTGTTTGAAAAGCCGGTGTCCATTTCCTTTTGGCACAGCACCCGCATGGACATCGACAACCATGCGGCGATCGAGAAGATGACCGTGGATGCAATCAAAGGCTGGCTGCTCCGGGACGATGACCGGCGGCATTACCGGGAAAAGCACAGCTTTTTCCACGATGAAAATTACATGAGGGTGGTGATCTCGGATGAAGCCGCCGTGTCTGGAATACGAGGAAGCAAAACAGGCGGAATATCGGGCGAGAGAAGCTGAACGGAGCCGCGACGCCTACACTGCGGACGCGGAAAAGCGGTCACGGAGTGTAGCGAGATTGAAAAGAATGGGGCTGCTGAAATGAAAGTACTGGAATTATTTGCTGGGACGCGCAGCATCGGAAAAGCATTTGGGGCGCGTGGGCACGAAATTTATTCGGTAGAGTGGGATAAGGATTTCGAGAATATCGACCTATATGCTGATGTCCTGACTGTGACTGCAAAGGACATCTTGGAGAAATTCGGCCATCCAGATGTGATATGGGCCAGTCCGGACTGCACAACATTCTCAATAGCCGCTATATCTCACCATCGGCGGAAAAATGCTGAGACCGGGAATCTGGATGCGGTGAGCGAGTACGCGAAATTCTGCGACAAGGTAGATCAGCACGTTTTAGAGCTTATCCGTGAGCTGCATCCGAGGTACTGGTTCATCGAGAACCCGCGCGGCGGCATGAGGAAGATGACGTGGATGCGAGATCTGCCGCGCTACACCGTTACATACTGCCAGTATGGCGACACTCGGATGAAGCCGACCGACATCTGGACGAACCATCCAAATCCCAAATTCAAGCCGATGTGCCACAATGGAGACCCGTGCCACGTTGCGGCCCCAAGAGGCGCGAAGACCGGCACGCAGGGGCTGAAGGGCAGCAAAGAGCGGTCCGTGATCCCTCCAGCACTTTGTGAGCACATCGTGGATATTTGCGAGGAACAAAATGAATTTAGAACAGAGCGCGTTTGAGGCGCTGCGGTTTGCATCGGCGCAGAGTTTGAAGCTCTACAAGCAGCCGCTGGTAATTACATACTCCGGTGGGAAGGATAGCGACGTGCTGCTCCGGCTGGCAGAAAACAGCGGTATTCCATTTGAAGTCCTACACTCCCTAACCACGGCAGATGCGCCGGAAACGGTCTACCATGTGCGGGACACATTCCGCCGAATGGAGGAAAAGGGCGTAAAGTGCGTTATCGATGCGCACGTCCAGCCGGACGGGAAGCGCGTTACCATGTGGAATTTAATACCGAAAAAAATGATGCCTCCGACGAGGCTCATGCGGTACTGCTGCGAGAAATTGAAAGAAGTCAGTGGAAAGGGGCGCTTTATTGCAACCGGTGTCCGCTGGGCGGAAAGCCCGAAGCGCAGGAACGGGCGGGGGCTGATCGAAGTGCAGGCACACAACGCGAAGCAGAAACTCATGCTGATGGAGGACAACGATGAGGGACGGATGCAGTTTGAAAACTGCCAGATGAAAGGAAAGCGCATCGTGAATCCAATCATCGGATGGGAGGACAAAGACGTATGGGATTACGTGGAGGAAGAAAAGATCTGCATGAATCCGCTTTATGGCTGCGGGCTATCCCGCGTGGGGTGTATCGGCTGTCCACTGGCGTCAAAACGAAAACGCCTGGAGGATTTCACCAGATGGCCGAAGCATAAACAGGCGTATATCCGGGCGTTCGATCGGATGCTGGAGAACCGCCGGATCGCTGGAAAAGGCGGGAACTGGCAGACGGGAGTGGATGTGTTCCACATGTGGATGGAGAACGATGTGCTTCCGGGGCAGGAAGTATTAGAAGAATTTCGGGAGGATTTGATATGAATTTGAAACCGGAAGAACTGGTCAAGGCGCTGCGAAGCTGTTCGGATTTGCCAACTGGAAATAGCGGATGTGCCGGATGCATGTTTGCATCTCTGTACGAACCAGCATGCACCGATCTTCTTCTGCGTCACGCCGCCGACCAGATCGAGCGCGACCAGAAGGAGATTGCCGAACTGCGAGAGAAGCAGCAGTGGATTCCAGTGGCGGAGCGGCTGCCGGAACCCGAGACGGATGTTTTGGCAGTTTGCAATCGAAACGGATACATTTTCGTGATACCGGCTATCTACGAGGATGGGAAGATGCTGACGCGGGACAGTGCGTGGAACTGGAGCGACATCTACTGCTATGGCCTGTACGACGAGGAGGCGGATGATTACTACATCCCGGAGGGATGGTGGGAAAACCGGCAGTTCAATCCCGATGATGTATACAACAATCCGGTAGACTGCGCAGTTACCCACTGGATGCCGCTGCCGGAAGCGCCGAAGGAGGTGGAGTGATGGAAAATCTGTTGCAAAACTTCGCCAGCTGGCTGTGGATCGTATTGGGCGTGTACTGTTTCTTCGGGCTAAGGACGTGGAACAAGCGGTTCAGCGAACTGTATGACGAGTTGAAGGAGGAGGTGGAGCGATGGAACGACTGACATTTGAGGGCAACTTCTGCGATATTGCGCGGTGCAAGGAAGTGAAGTGCCCACCGAATACCGCTTGCAGCCAGAAACAGGTCTGGGAGCGACTCAAACAGTACGAGGACAGCAAGCTATCCCCGGAGGATGCGGCAAATCTGCACGCAATTTTGAGACTGGGCGACGGCATGACGCTGATGCGCCTGCGGGAGCTGGCTGTGGCCGATAAGGAGGGGCGCGCAATCATCCTGCCGTGCAAGGTTGGTCATCGGGTGTTTGCCCTGCTGGACACGGATAAGCATATAAGCGAGTGCGAGATCAAGCAGATCGGCCTTGGTAATGAGATCGGATTTGTTGGCCTTGAGCCAATAGGCGCCAGAGGGCGGAAGTATGGCGTAGCGCTAAATGGATTTGGCAAAACCGTATTCCTGACGCGAGAAGAAGCTGAAAAGGCGTTGCGGGAAATGGAGTAGCAGATGAAGAACAGATTGACGGTCAGACACGGAATGCTGTCCGACCTCAGAGCATACTTGAAGCAAAGCGGCTGGAAAATCGAAGAACCTGTCGGCGAGTACGAGGTTCTGAGGGCACGAAATCCGAATTACCCGCGACCACTTCTGGTTCACAACCGGGCAGAACGCGGCGTTGGGTACAGCATCGACGAGCGCGATGCGAAGATTTACAGCGGATGGAAACGGAACCGCCGCAAGCGTGGCCTCGCCCCAGACTGGCCTACGCAGGAAGAACGGACACGGTATTTTGAAGGAGGGGACGGAGCATGAGCTTCGGCAAGAAAACGCGAGAAGCGGTCTATGCGAAGTATGACGGCCACTGTGCCTACTGCGGACGGTCTATCGACATCCGAGACATGCAGGTTGACCACTTCCGGCCGCTGCGAGCGTGGGACGATGAGGATGCAGGAAGCGATGATCTCTCGAACCTCATGCCAGCATGCCGGATGTGCAACCACTACAAGCGGGCAAATTCTCTGGAAACATTCCGGCGGTATATTGCGGAGATTCCGCGCAAGCTCCGCGAGAACTACATCTACAAGGTGGGCGTGGTTTACGGGAATGTCATTGAAAACGAAAAGCCGATCAAGTTCTACTTTGAAGAAATGGAGGGAAAATGATGGTAAAAAGAATCTGCGACCGATGCGGGGCGGAGATAAACCCCACGAGTTCGGCAACGTATGTAAACGTAAGGGGCGCCTATCGCGATCCAACGGGAGAAATCGAGCTTTGCTGCTCATGCGGGAAGCGTATTCGCGAATGGATAAAACCGACGGAGGAGGGCAAGAAGGATGGCGTATAACGTTTACTTTTCTTGCGACTCGTGCGGAGCCACATATAACTGGGTAAACCACACAGTTTCGTATTCTTCCGCCGTTTCGATTGCGAGAAGCTACGGATGGAGCGTCGGAAAATGCGGGTGGTTTTGCCCGGAGTGTCGAAAGAAAAGGAGAGTATGAAGGATGGCTAAATACATAACTCAGGCGCAGATGGATGAACTCGAAGAAGCGTGCTCGTTTGACATCGAGGACGGACACGCCCTGCTTCGAAAATACGCCGGGATCGAGGCCCGCCCATATACGGCCTATCAGTACTACGACGAGGACGGGACGTTTATCGGGTGCAGCGACGAGTCCTGTCTGGATGATCTGCTGGAAAACGCAAATGTGGAGGTGCGGAATGGATAAATTGCGCCCGTGCCCGTTCTGCGGTGGCTTGGCCAAGATCGTCCTGTGTGATGATGAAGGGAATCTCCACAATGAGGACTATGCGCTGAAACCTTATAGCGGGGTGGGCTTTATGATCAGGCATACCCACGAAGAAAACCAACAATGCCCGATTGCGAGATACGAGGTAGACGGCGGCATAGTCGGTGGCGTGTATATCTACGACACCGAAGAGCAAGCCGCAGAGGCATGGAACAGGAGGGTAAATGATGGCTGACGAATATATCCTGAGAAGCATTTGCAGATCGATTCATCCTTTTGCAACTCTGCGGGAAGCGGAGAAGCTGATTTGCGAGAACCGGGAGCGGCTGATGACACCGAGCTGTGAGGAGGAACAATGAACACTGAAATCACACTTTTGAAGTGGCCGGGGGAAGAAGATTGGATGTTTGCCAAGAGCTGCGCGCTGGTCACGATTGGGAAGCACTCGGGAAAAGCACCGGACATGGAATGGAAGCACAAGATGCTCCGGGCGAAGCACAGTCCAATCCGGACGCTGAACTTCGCGTTTTATCTACACAACGTGCCGTATTACGTCAGCACACACCTTGCGCGGCACGTCCATTCCGTCCCGTTCATCAAAAGCCAGCGTAACGACCGCCAGAGCGACTATGACAGGAACGCAGCGCGGCAGGACGCGCCGGTGGATATGATCTGGTACATGAACGCGGAAGAACTGTTGACGGTCGCCAACAAACGCCTGTGCCGCAAGGCAGACCCGGCAACACAGGAGATTGCCAAGAGGATGCGGACGCTTGTGCTCGATCATTGCCCGGAATTTCGCGGCCTGATGGCTCCACCGTGCGCGTTTATGGACGAGTGCCCGGAAATGGAGCCGTGCAAGGAGGGACAGGGATGACGTACATGGAGGCATGGAAGCTGACGGCTCCGTATCTTCCGATCAATACGGACGAGCGGAGAGAAGCATATGTGCGGCTTTTTATGGCTGTAAAAGTGGCGAGTGAAAAGGAGAAAAAAATGATCTGTTGCAAATGTGGCGGGGTATTCTACCAAACGTCAAGGTGTAAAGTGAGGGAAGAAGGCGTCATCCAGCGGCACTATTACAAGTGCAACAAGTGCGCGATGCCATTGACGACCTCCGAAGTGGAAATCGAAGATTATAGAAATTGGAAAGAGAAGGTAAAGGAGCTGGAGACGACGCTCTATACGGTCAGAAAGGAATTGAAAAACTGCTATGAAAATTGTTTTGGAACCGTGGGCAATCATGCCGACACGGGCGCATGAGTTCGACGCGGGTCTTGACCTCTATTCGGCGGATGATGTTTATATCTACCCAATAAGCAGCGAATTGTTTGATACAGGGGTACATATCCAGCTTCCAAAAAACACGGTCGGTTTTCTCAAGAGCAAGAGCGGCCTGAACGTCAAGTACGGAATTACCAGCGAGGGCGTGATCGACGTTGGTTACACAGGGAGCATCATGGTCAAGCTCTACAACCACTCGGACAAGCCATATAGAGTGCGGAAGGGCGATAAGATCTCTCAGCTTGTGATCCTGCCCTGTCTGCTGCCGGAGTTGGAAGTGGTGGATTCTCTGGAAGACACCGAGAGAGGAACCGGCGGGTTCGGGAGCACGGGGAGATAATGGAAGATATTACAAAGCAGGAATATTCCGCATGGCTGGAAGAAGCGCTGGGCACACTGCCGGAAATACATCCTACGTCACTTTGCGCCGTTGCAATGGCGGCGGATGGTACAACCTTTACCACGTATTATAACGCAGGGCCCAGTTGTAAAGCTGTGTTTGCCAACCATATCCAAAGCGATATTGTTATGGACATTATCAAGGGCAACGCAGAGAAAATCAAAGAAATATTAGATGGTGACGGCGATGAAGAACTGTAATAGCTGTGAATTCTGCATCGCGTGGTGGTGCGATCTCTATGAACGGTTTCTGGATTCGGATGAGAACGGGCCGCTGCCATGCGAGGAATGTTTGAAGAGCGGAGGAGAGATAACTTGATTATCGATATTCTAAATATCTTGGTGTTGATTGAGTGGGCTGCGCTGGGGATCGCGGTTTACATCAAGGCAAAGGGCCTGCACATAAGAGCACAACGAATGCTTGATTCGCTTGATGATGATGTGGAGGAAGTCGATGGAGCAGCAACAAATTAACACGGTATTCCCTGCGAGGCTTAAAAGGCTTCGGGAGAGACGCCGAATCTCACGAAAGGTACTAAGCGAGTGCTGCGGGATGTCCAAAAACGTCATAAGCCAGTACGAACGCGGAGACCGCGAACCGACAGCCTCATCCCTCGCGCAGATCGCGGATTTCTTCGAAGTGTCAACGGACTACCTTTTGGGGCGGCAAAATTTCCTTTAACCCACTATTGTGGGCATTTTGAGAAGAATATATGCGATAATGTAACCGTAGGGGCTTGCCGACCCCCTACGGTTTCTTCCTTCACCGGCTACGCAGCGGAATCTGCGGAACCTCCTTTTTGTATTTTGTGTGCTTTATGCGGGATATTTGGAGTTTGGCGGGTAGCTCCAAGGAGAAGGAAGAGGAAGGAGAAACAATGAACGTACAAAACAGGAAATTATCTGAACTCACCCCATATCCGGGGAATGCGAAAAAGCACGACGAAAAGCAAATCGCTAATGTGGCAGAGAGCATCCGGCAGTATGGATTTGTGCAGCCGATTGTGGTAGACCGCGACGATGTGATTATCATCGGCCACTGCCGCGCGCTGGCTGCAAAGAAGCTCGGCATGGACGAGGCGCCGTGTGTCAGTATGGACGATTTGACGCCGGAAAGTGAACGCCCTCCGGCTGGTGGACAACAAGAGCAACGAGAGCGATTGGGATTTTGATTTGCTGGCCGAGGAGCTGTCTGGACTTGACCTGTCGGCTTTTGACTTTGACTGGGGACTTCGCGACGAGCTAAACCACTCTGTTATTGAGGATGACTATAATCCTGTTCTTCCTGCGGAGCCAAAAAGCAAGATTGGTGATGTGTACCAACTCGGGAACCATCGCTTGATGTGCGGAGATAGTACGTCCTTGACGGACGTACAAAGGCTTGTTGGGGAGGCAAAAATCGATCTTCTTCTCACCGATCCTCCGTACAATGTGATGCTTGGCATGGACGAAACGCCGGAGGAGGCAAAAAAGAGAAATAGGCGGACGGATGGGAAGACTGTTGCCAACGATAAAATGGAAGATAAGGAGTTCCGGCAGTTTCTGACGGATGCCTTCTCCAATGCGGCGATGGTTATGAAACCTGGCGCACCGTTTTACATTTGGCACGCCGATAGCGAAGGGTATAACTTCCGCGGGGCGTGCAGAGACGCAATGCTCCGAGTAAGGCAGTGCTTGATTTGGGTGAAAAACAGCATGGTCATGGGGCGGCAGGATTACCAATGGAAGCATGAACCTTGTCTCTATGGCGAGAGCGAGATTGAAGAGGACGAGCACGAGCCGTGCTTGTATGGATGGACGGAAGGCCATAAGCACTATTTCTTCAAAAACCGCAGGCAGACCACTGTTCTCAATTTTGATAAGCCGGTGAGATCGGCAGAGCATCCAACCATGAAACCGATTAAGCTGTTTGACTATCAGATGCAGTGCTCGAGCAAACCGGGCGAGAATGTTCTTGACCTGTTTTCTGGTTCTGGCACAACGATCATGGCAGCAGAGCAGAACGGGAGACACGCATATTGCATGGAGTTTGACCCGAAGTATGCCGATGTCATTATTGATCGGTGGGAGAAATTCACAGGAGAAAAGGCGGTATTGCTCCATGACGATTGAAGAAGCGCAGGCGATCATTGATAAGACAAACAGCCCGTACTTAAAGCGGGACATGGAGAAATTCATCAAACGCCAGCGAAGGAAGGAGGGCGTATATGGCAAGGCCGAAAAAGGAGATAGATCAAAAGCAGTTCGAGAATCTATGCGGCCTGCAATGCACGCTTGAGGAAATCTGCGGCTGGTTTGATGTGTGCTCGGACACATTGGAAGCATGGTGCAAACGAACCTATAAGAGGAGTTTTTCGGAAGTTTTTAAACAAAAGCGCGGAGCCGGGAAAATATCGCTCAGAAGAAGCCAGTGGAGATTGGCGGAGAAAAATGCAAACATGGCAATCTGGCTCGGGAAGCAGTATCTAGGCCAGAAGGACAACCCAGAGGAATCGGTTGACATGGAGGACACTTCCGCGTATCTGGCGGAAGCTGGTATGGAATGATTACGCAGACCCTTCATCCGACGTTCGGCGAGAAGCATAAGGCATATATCGCGGCGGCGACGCGGGCGACGATTTCCGTAGCGGAGGGCGCCGTCCGTGCCGGTAAGACCATCGACAACATTGCGGCATTTGCCTATTTGATCGAGAAAGGGACGCCTGACCGCATCCACCTTGCAACAGGTTCCACAGCGGCAAACGCGAAACTGAATATTGGGGACGCGAACGGCTACGGATTGGAGTATCTTTTCCGTGGCCGCTGCCGGTGGACGAAGTATAAGGGAAATGAAGCACTGGTTATCCGCTCACATAAGCGGGATTACGTCGTGATATTCGCTGGCGGTGCAAAAGCGGACAGCTTCAAGAAGATTCGCGGCAACTCCTATGGGATGTGGATTGCAACCGAGATCAACCTTCACCATGAGGACACGATCAAAGAAGCATTTAACCGTCAGCTCGCGGCGCGGGTTCGGCGGGTGTTTTGGGATTTGAACCCATCGGCACCCGGCCACTGGATATATGAGCACTACATCGACAAATTCCCGGAGAGCATGGGCGTGCGGTACAACTACCAGCATTTCACCATCCGGGACAATGCGACGATCACGCCGCAGCGGTTGGCGGAAATTGAAGCGCAGTATGACACGGGCAGTATTTGGTATCGCCGCGACATCCTCGGTGAGCGGTGCATTGCGGAGGGTTTGATCTATCCCATGTTCGGAGAGCAGTGTATCACGGACGAGGAACCGGACAGCGGCGAGTGGTACATCTCCATCGACTATGGCACCATGAATCCCTTTTCTGCTGGCCTGTGGCGTGTTGGGAATGGTCGTGCCGTCCGTGTGAATGAGGTCTATTACAACGGGCGCGAGCTGAAGAAGCAGAAAACGGACGAGGAATATTGTGATATGGTGGCGGCGCTGGCGGGCGCACGCGCCATTTCTGCGGTTATTGTTGACCCGTCTGCGGCGTCGTTTATCGAGGCGCTACGGCGGCGCAGCGGGTTCAAGGTGCGGCAAGCGAACAACGATGTTGCAAACGGAATCCGCTGTGTGGCTGATTATCTGCTTAACGGGAAAATCATAATCCATCGTCGGTGCGCCGCTACAATCCGAGAGTTCGGCCTATACCGCTGGGACGAGAAGCAGGACAACGACAAACCCGTCAAAGAGAACGACCACGCGATGGACGAAACACGCTATTTTGCCATGACGGTTCTGCGGCGGGCGTTTAAGCCGCATGAATGGATTCCGGATTTAGCGTTATGAGGTGAGAAATGAAAACATATCAGGATTTTTTAGAGATCGCCGAAAAGGGCGAACAGGCGCGGATGGATTTTGTGATATCGGCGATTGATTCGTACAAAGCAACGGACTTGTATAAGACGGCACTGACAGCTCGGGAATATGATGAGCACAGAAACGTGACAATCATGAACTATCAGAAGCTCCTTTATACGCTGTCCGGGCAGGCGATACCGGACAATTATTCCGCAAACTATAAGCTCCGCAGCAATTTCTTTTCGGCGTTTGCCACGCAGGAGACGCAATATTTGCTCGGGAATGGAGTAACGCTGAAAGATGCAAGCCACAAGGAACGGCTCGGGCCAACGTTTGACAATCGACTTCAGGACATCGGACATGATTCCATCGTCGGTGGCGTTGCCTATGGATTTTGGAATCTCGACCACCTTGAAACGTTTACAGCGCTCGAGTTTGTGCCGCTGCTCGACGAGGAAACCGGCGCTTTACGCGCGGGAATCCGATGGTGGCAGGTGTCCAGTGATAAACCGCTCCGTGCGACGCTTTTTGAAGTCGATGGATTCACGCAGTACATCCGCCGGAAGGGGAAGCAGATGGAAGTGCTCAAGCCGAAGCGCGGCTATGTGGCGGTTGTGGCGTCCTCGGTGGTCGATGGGACGGAGATTATGGAATACCGGAACTATCCCGGATTCCCGGTCATCCCGATGTATGCGAATCGCGCGAAACAGTCTGAGCTTGTCGGCATGCGGGAGAAAATTGACTGTTATGATCTCATTTCTTCCGGATTTGCAAACACCGTGGATGAAGCGTCTATTATTTATTGGACGATCTCCAATGCTGGCGGCATGGATGAAATCGATATGGCGAAGTTTAAGGATTCCATGCGCAAGCTCGGCGTTGCGATGGTCGATGAAGATGGGGCAAAGGTTGACGCCCACACGCTGACAGTTCCGGTCGACGCGCGAGAATCACTTTTGAATCGCCTAAGTGACGATCTATACCGCGATGCGCAAATGCTCGATGTGAAATCGCTTCAGGGCGGACAAAAAACAGCGACGGAGATTCGCGCGGCATATCAGCCGATGGACAACAAGGTTGATCAGTTTGAATATTGTGTGCGGGATTTCCTGCACCTACTCTTTGAGATCGTCGGAATTGATGATGAGCCGTCCTTCGTCCGGTCGAAGATCGTTAACCAGCTCGAGGAAACACAGATGGTTCTCATGGCGGCGGCATATCTGGATGATGAAACCATTCTGAACAAGCTGCCGTGGTTGACGCCGGAGGAGGTTGAGCAGATCATGCAGCGAAGAGAAAACGCGGATATTTCCAGAGAAGACTTTGACGACGGAGGTGGCAACGATGAAATCCAAGATCAGGAATGATTTGGCCGTGACTGTCGATGGTGTCGATCTCACAACGATTTCGAAACCAGAGTTCTACGTCCGTCAGGCGAATAAGTTTTTCCAGTACACCCCTGAAATTGTTGACGAAAAAACGATGGTTGTCCGCATCCCGTTTGAGGATGCAATGCAGCTGACACCAAAGAAAATTGTGAATGGCCTGAAATCTCCGCCGTGCATGGTACAATTCGCATTTACAAGGGAAAATGGCACACCGGACTATTCAGAAAAACTTGAGGTTGACGTGGAAGACCTCCTGAAAACGGAGGGGTACCAATGATCCGACTGAAAGTGAAAGGTGAACCGGTAAGGTTAAAAGTCGAACAGGCTAAAACGGTTCCGGTATCAGGCGGCGGCAACGTCTCATCTGCGCAGATCAACACCATTATCGTCCTAGACCGGGCGGAATATGATTCGCTGGCTGTCAAGGACGTAAAGACACTGTATCTGATTCGGGGGTGACGGAATGATCACAGTCGGAGAAGAACAGTTAAAGGAGTTGTTTGTCGGTGAGATGGGCATTAAGAAGGCCTGCATCGGCGAAGAACCCATCTATACCCGCCCGGGCGGATATTTATACATCGAACTGAGCGAAAAGAAAGGAGCATAACCTATGGCAAGTTTTTTCAATCTAATTCTTGATACGCTTGCACCGTCTGGGTTGACACTGAAGCTCAACGGCGGCGCGACGTATGCAACCAGCAACACCGTCACCGCAACGATCACGCTGACGGATGAAACCAAGACCGGCTACCAGATGAAGTTCTGGGGCATCAAGGCAGCCGCAACAGAAGAGGATGCATCGTGGGAGACCTTCGCGGCCAGCAAGTCCATCATCCTGACGGAAGGCGATGGCCTGAAAACCGTACATATCAAGGTGCGGGATGATGTCGGCAACGAAACGGCCGCAGTCACAGCTTCCATCACGGTCAACACTGCGGTTCCGGTGGGCACGATCACTGGCCCCGACAAGTCCAGAATCTCCAAAGTCTCCGGCTTCGACACCTGCGCGTTCTCCTTCACGTCCGATGTGGACTTTGAGGAGTACACGGTGCGTGTCGTGCCGAGCACCAGCAGTCTCCACGACGCCGGTACGCAGATTCCCACCACTGGCGGTTCCAGCAACACCAGCGGCACGGCTGGCGGCTACAAGAAGGCCACGGCGATCAATGTCACCATCAAGGGCGCTGACCTTGCGACGGCCTCCTCCGGCGACGGCACGAAGATCATCAAGGTCTTTGTGAAGAACGCCGCCGGGACTTGGAGCGTGGCATAATGGCCGCGCCGGGACTGACGTTCTCCATCACTGGGAATAAGATTTCCGCAGTCTCCGGTTTCGATTCCATCACCGTCAAGTTCTCGTCGGACATCGCCTACACGGCCTTTGAATGCCGCGCGACGAAAACCGGCGAGGACTGGGGGCGAGGCAAAGGAGCGCTCATTGCGTCCTTTTCCCAGACCCCGGCGGGGACGGAGCGAACCTTTGAGGTCTACGACGATTTTCTCCTGAGTGGTGATGGAGAATACAGAATTTCTCTATACGCACAGGGGGCTGACGGAAGTTGGAATGATAACTATGGTTTTGTGCCGTCCGGCACGACCAAGACCATGCTGACGGCAGACGGCAAGGAATTTCTCTGCATGAAGGAGTGATTTTATGGCAGACCAGTACAATAGCGCGCACACTGGCGCAGAGATCGATCAGGCGGTGTCTGACGTCCAGAATAATAAGGACGCATGGGGCACGAAGGAGCTGCCCGCGGTCACTGCTTCGGACAATGGGAAATTCCTGCGTGTTGTTTCCGGTGCATGGGCGGCTGTAGAGATCGCAAACGCGAATGGAGGTAGCTTCTAATGGCTGAATATTTGACAAACACAACCGACCTGACAAAGGTTGCATCAGCTATCCGGGAGAAGGGCGGCACATCTGACCCACTGGTCTATCCGGACGGATTTGTGACCGCGATTGGGAATATTCAGACTGGTGGCACTACACCCGGCGCACCCGGTGACATCACGTTTTACGACTACGATGGCACGATTGTCACGTCTTGGACGCTGGCAGAACTGGCAACAAAGACAGCGTTACCAGATTATCCATCGCATGATGGGCTTATCTGTCAGGGCTGGAACTGGTCGCTTGCGGATCTTAAGACCACAAATCGCAAAATGAATGTCGGCGCTATGTACATCACGGATGATGGCAAGACACGCATCTATATCCGGCTGGAAGAAGGACGTACATCCCCAATGCTTGGCGTTTGTCCGAATGGCACAGTCACAGTGGACTGGGGAGATGGAACCACACCGAATACGTTAACAGGGACAAGCATCACGAATCTGCGAGTGACACCGAATCATTCTTATGCTACACCGGGCGAGTATGTGATAAAGTTGACAGTTGATGGAGCGATGGGAATATGCGGTGAAGGGGAGTCTAATTTTGGTAGCGCAATTCTTCGGTATTCAATTTTTTCGGACGCTCGCAATTACGTTTATCGAAATAGTGTTCAGAAAATTGAGTTTGGAAGTGGCGTAACAAGTATTGGCAACAATTCGTTCGCCTATTGTTCTTCTCTTGAATCAATCACAATTCCAAATAGTGTACCACGTATTGAAGAAAGTGCGTTTAACTCGTGCTATTCTCTAGCATCAGCTACAATTCCAAATAGTGTAACAAGTATTGATACCTATGCGTTTAACTCGTGCCATTCTCTAACATCAGCTACAATTCCAAATAGTGTAACAAGTATTGGCAACAATTCGTTCGCCTATTGCACTTCTCTTGTGTCAGCTACAATTCCAAATAGTGTAACAAGTATTAAAGCCGGTGCGTTTAGCGGGTGTGATTCTCTTGCATCAATCGCAATTCCGAATAGTGTAACAAGTATTGAAGGCTATATATTCCAATATTGCTATTCTCTAGCATCAATCGCAATTCCAATTAACATGTCAAGTGTTGGTAACAATATGTTTTTCAATTGCTATTCTCTAGCATCAGCTACAATTCCAAATAGTGTAACAAGTATTGGTACCTATGCGTTCTCTTACTGTTATAGTGCGGCTTTTTATGATTTCAGTAATCACACATCAGTCCCCACACTTGCAAACACCAATGCCTTTAACGACATCCCTGCCGACTGTCAAATCCGTGTTCCAGCATCGCTTGTGAATGAATGGAAAGCCGCAACGAACTGGGCGACCTATGCAGATCATATTGTGGGGGTGTAAAGATGATTCAAAGAGAATTTTACGTACAGCGTAAAGATGGTGTGAAGTTATACCGTACCTATTCTGATGCAGGAATGATGATTCGGCAGACTGAGACTGGTGTGGAATATACAGAGGCTATTGATGTTGAGGGCGCGGCATACACCTACACAGAGACGGAAACACAGATTGAAACGCCGGAGATGACTACAGAAGAACGTTTGCAAGACGCTGAGACGGCACTAGGAATCATGTTTGGGGAGGCGGAATGATGACCTATACAGAAAGAGCTAGAGCACTGCGGCCCTATATTGAAAAAGCGTCTGTGAGCCTAGCGGATGAAGATGCGCTTCAAGCAGTAGAGCTGTTTCCCCAATGGGTGACAGGCCATGGTTATGCGGTCGATGAGCGGTTGCAATATAAGAATGTGCTATATCGCGTGATTCAAGCGCATACCTCACAATCGAATTGGACTCCCGATATTACACCAGCACTGTTTGTGACTGTTTCACTGGATGAATGGCCTGAATTCGTACAGCCTACTGGTGCGCATGATGCGTACAAAAAGGGCGACAAGGTGATGTTTGAGGGCAAGCATTACATTAGCTTAATTGATGCAAATGTATATTCGCCCACAGCATATCCGGCTGGTTGGCAGGAACAGGCATAAAAAATCGCCATTCGGCGGAAATTGACGATGGAGGCGTGCGGTGGACTACGGGCATAAAATGACGGACAAAGAGCTTCAGAAGCTCGAAAAAAAAAT